GGTAGTCAGATTAAGGGATTGGGCAGAGCATTGACTAGATGCTTTTTCGGTTGCGAACCTAGCCCAAGGAAAAGATCATACTACTTTTTAATTTCTAACTCAGAAATTTTTATGAGGGATTTCCCTTGTCGAATAATTTCACCTCTGTAGACATGAAGTTCATCAACTTGTGAATCATCATCAAATAATCCAGCTTGCACTAAAGCATCCAGTAAACTCTTGATCCGATTGTCAATGTCAGACTTCCTACGATCTTTAAAATGTAAAGTTACTGTTAAGGACAATCTTTTATCCCCAAAATTAATATGCTGCTGGCTCGCTATATGAGCCACTTCTTTTTTAAACTCTCTGGCTGCAAGAGTTAAAAACCGCCTAGAACCAGCAAAACCCCAGTAGCTATTTACTGAGGGTGGAAGGGGCAGAATAAGGGTTAATTCGGTCATGTTGCATTTTTGCACATAACTTCTTGCAAGTGTAATAGTTTTGTGTAATACTACTTGTGTAGTTCGATAACCCACGAAAGGAAATCAAAATGCTTACAACTGTAGAAAAAGCAGTAACCAAGAGAATTGTAGAAACAGCTTTAGCTTTAAGTTATAAAGTTGGAGTGAGTGCAGATGGTGAAACTATTTGCAAACCATCAAAAAGTATTGAAAAGATTTTAAAAAATGCTTTTAACTGTGACTTTGTTGAACTTGAGCTAGATGGCAATAACAACAATGGTTTTATTTCATTGAATTTCTTTAACGATGGTCTTGAAATTATTTCCGATTATTCTGTCAATTTAGAAAATTTCATAGATTCAATCAGCTTTAAATCTTTAATCATTGACTTGTAAACATAGCCCCTTCGGGGGCTTTTCACGAAAGGTAAATTATGTATAACAACAATCGCTATTATGAACCAGAAGATGACAATGATTCAGATAGAATCAATGATCGAGTTGCTGAACTTATGGAAGATGAATACAGCATCAAAAAGTATTCCAACTTTGCAGAAGGCATTTATGAAGCTAATGAAAAGAATCGAGTCATTATCGAGGAAATGCTTTCTAAACCCCAAGTAGATATTAACTTTGAAGCCTTGGGTCGAAAGTTGTGGGATATGGCTTATGAATATATGGAAGGCTATGCCAACAGCCATGCAGAAGCAAATTTGTCTAGCGGTTATTTAGATTAAACACGAAAGGTAATAATGAAAACTTTTAATGAACTTCGCAAGATCAATGTCAATGAGCACACCGAAAAGAAAGGTCGCTTTACTTATCTTTCTTGGACATGGGCTGTAGATCAACTATTACAAAATGATCCATCCGCTACTTGGACTTTTGGCGATCCAGTTTACTTTAATGAAACTTTGATGGTCTTTTGTACTGTCAATGCTTTTGGCAAATCTATGACCTGCCAGATGCCAGTTATCAATAATCAGAATAAAGCTATTCCTAATCCAAATGCTATGGACTGCAATACCGCTATGCAAAGAGCATTAACAAAGTGTATCAGTCTATTCGGAATTGGACTATACATTTATGCGGGAGAGGATTTGCCACAAGAAGATGCAAAAGAGCCAGTTGATACTGCGCCATATATCAGCAATATTATGAAATCCTTGACTATGGATGAGTTAAAGAATAGCTACATTGCAGCAGTCAAGGCTTGTGGCACATTAAAAGAATTGGAGCAAGTCAAAGACATTCGCAAGAATGAATTAGTGGCGGAGCAATCATGACCGACATATTACAAGGCACTCCAGAGTGGCATCAGCTTCGCCTAGGTAAAGTGACTGCTTCCAGGGTGGCTGACATCCTGGCTAAGACTAAAACTGGTGTATCTGCAAGTAGGGGTAATTACCTAGTTGAATTGGCTATCCAGAGGGTTACAGGTCAGATCGAGGAGTCCTATACTAATGCTGCTATGGCATGGGGGACTGAAACTGAACCGAAAGCGAGAATGGCTTATGAGGTGTTTAATGATGTCCTGGTGGAGCAAGTGCCTTTTGTGGATCATTCCACCATTAAAGGCTTTGGTGCTAGTCCTGATGGGCTGGTTAATATTAATGGGCTTTGTGAAATCAAGTGTCCCAATTCTGCAACTCATTGGTCATATCTAAAGTCTGGTGAGCCACCCAATAAATATTTTATTCAGATGCAAGCCCAGATTGCTTGTACTGGTAGGGAATGGAATGACTTTATTTCATTCGATCCTAGGATGCCTGAGAAAAGTCAATTGTTTGTGAAAAGGGTTTTCCGAGATGACAAGTTCATTGGCATCATGGAAGATGAAGTAAAGAAGTTTTTGGAAGAAGTAGAAAGAGAAACCGAACTCATGTTAAATCGGCAAATTTAATCAAGGATAAATCATGGCATCAGTAAATAAAGTAATCATTGTGGGCAACCTGGGTAAAGACCCTGAACTTCGCAGCTTTCCAGATGGCAGCCCAGTTTGTAACATTTCTGTAGCTTGTACCGAAAAATACAAGGATAAGCAGGGTGAGCAAAAAGAAGTAACCGAATGGGTCAATGTAGTCTTTTTTGGAAAGCTGGCTGAAATTGCTGGTGATTACCTTAAAAAAGGCAGTTCAGTCTATGTTGAAGGCAAACTTAAGACCGAAAAATACACCGACAAAAATACTGGAGTGGAGAAGTACTCTACAAAGGTCATAGGCAGCACAATGCAGATGTTAGGGGGTAAGCCTTCAGAAGATTCAAAACCTTCTCAAAGCCCTCAAAAGGGTGTTAATTTAGCCGATTTAGATAGTGACATACCTTTTTAAGCTAAAATGATCTTGGAGTCCTTATTTCTGGGAGTGGTACACCCAAAAATTACCTTCTGGTGCAATGCCAGACCTTTCGTGAGGGATAAGGACTCCACCCCTGCAAAAAAGCAACACCCTATTGCAGATGTATTATATTTATGTAATACTACTTTTGAAGTCTAGCGAAAGGAAGTCAATATGTACTATGTCTATGATGAAACTGGATTGCTAATGCGAAAAGTTCGTCATAAGGCAGAAGCAAATCAGCTTGTCAGTATTAGAAGTGGTTGGTCTTATGTTTTTGTTAAAAACAAAAAGAAACCAATTAAATCTTATAACTTTGCACCAGCACCTTTTTGAAAGGAAATAAAAATGTTGAAATATTTTGATGCTTTAGAAGTTCCAGCCTGGGTTGAATGGGTAGGAGTCATTGCGATGGGTATCCTCTTTGGATGTATGTTTGCCCTATGAAGGGTAATGAAAAGCCCTATGCGCTGCGAATCCAATCCAACATAGGTGAGGATCTATTCGAGATGTATTGCGAGAGACAAGGCTATACATTCAATCGCCTGGGCTTTGATGAGCAAAATGGATTTGTAAGTAAGTTCTATAGGATTAATCCTTTATTAAGGAATCTTCCTGACTATGTTGTAGAAGCAGGTTCTAAGACTTTTGTAGTGTGTGTTAAGGGTACTGCCAATTTAAAGCAAAAGGAATTTGAGTTATTGCCTAAATTGGTAGAGTGTTTTAGTTCGGAAGATGCGCCCCTGGTCTATGCTTTTTGTTTTCAGACTGAGCCAGTTCCGATCTTTGTTTTTCCCAATAGGATCATAGAGTTATATAACAACTCCATTGATGCGAAATGGGATGATGGTGTAGTTTATAGAAACCTCAATATCAAGGAGCAATCATGAATGAATATGTCTGGACAGCAGCAGGTACAAATATCGAAGAAAGATGGATTAAGCAATATGGATGGGTCAGACCATCAGAGTTGCCAGAGTACCAAGCCAAGTTTAAGTACTTTCAAGAACTTCCATTGCGAAAGCTGGATGACAATGCCAGGATCGAGTATGAACTTGCTTTGAAAAAGGCAAGAGTAGTCAGAATCAAATAATTCAATTTAAGGACAGAGAAAATGAATGATATTAGTGAGCAAATCACCAAAGCAAGAAAGCTAATCAATCGCCTGGAGATGCTCAATGCCAATCCAGCTTTGGTAGGAAAGCAACAACTTTATGACACCGCAGTCGAATTAGACATACTGGTTCAAAATATTATTATGCAAGTCGCTGACTATGCTTAAAATACAATTTTTCACGAAAGGTAAAATATGACTTGGAATGTGCGGTTAATGAAGATGTACGATGAACCTGATGAGGTTTATTTTGAGATGCGAGAAGTTTTCTACAATGAGATCGGAAAGCCACTAGGTCATACTGCTGCGACAGTTGGCGGTCAAAACATTGATGAAATCAAGCATTACATCGAGTTTATGAATGAAGCATTGACCAAGCATATTCTGGATGAAAG